CGCGTGCTGGCCTGGCTGTCGGACTACGACGAGCTGCTGAACATCTTCCGGTCAGGCGGGGACCCGTACGCCACGTTCGGTGCGCAGATGTTCAACATCCCGGGGCTGACGAAGGAGTCACACCCGCTGCTGCGGCAGTCCGCCAAGTCCGGCATGCTGGGCGCAGGTTACCAGCTCGGGTGGGCGTCGTTCGCTGGCCAGCTGCTGGTCGGGTTCCTGGGTGCACCTCCCCAGCGATACACGATGGCCGATGCCAAACAGCTCGGCGTGACCAAGGCGGATGTCACCGACTTCCTCGACAACGAGGAGTACGTGCGCAAGATGAACGAGATCGCACACACGTGTACAGACCAAGAGCTGCTGATCCACTGCCTGGCGGCCAAGGCCATCATCGACAAGTACCGCACGGCGGCTGCGCCCATTGTGCAGTTCTGGGATTTGCTGGGCAACCTGATCACCCACAGCCTCATTGCCGGCAACGTGTATCAGCACAAGTGCCTGACCTTCAAGAAAGGTGAAATTGTGCTTGCCAACGGCATGTCGCTGTTGTATCCTGACATTCAAATTGAGCAGACGAAGAAGGGCCCGCAGTATCACTACGCTGCGGGCGCGAAGCGCGTCAAGCTGTATCCGGGGAAGGTTTGCAACAACGTAACGCAGGGCACTGCGCGCATCGTCATGACCGACGGCATGCTGCGGGTCGACAAGCGCTTCCCTGTGAAGGGCACGGTGCACGACGAGCTGCTGGCGATCTGCCCGGATGCCGAGGTGAAGGAAGGCGTGAAGTGGGTGAAGGCAGAGATGATCAAGGTCCCGAAGTGGATGCCAGGTATTCCGCTCAATGCGGACGTGGGTGCGTCACGACGTTATGGTGACGCGAAGAAATGAAGGAGCTACAAGATGATGATTCCGTATAGCTTCCGACTTGGTCGGAAAGCCTACGACATACGCAGCGTGCGCAAACTCCCCAGCGGGCACGTAGGTGAGGTGCACTTCGACCTCGGGGTGCTCAAGCTGGCCTGGACTGGGCGCGGCAACAAAGACCGCACGCCGGTGCAGCGCGCGGAGACCTTCTGGCACGAGGTTACGCATGCCATCCTGCACGACATGGGGAATCCGCTATGGAAGAACGAGCAGTTCGTGACCCAGTTCAGCAAGCGCCTGAACCAGGTTGTGCAGACGGCGAAGCTGACTTGAGCATGCGTATGTCCACCGCGCTGGAGTTGGCGGCGTTGCGCGGGTTTCAGTATTTCCTCACGCCGGGCGGGCAGGGGTGGATACTTGTCGAACGGGCAAGCGCCAAGATGTACAGCGGCGGTCTCAACGACGTCGGCGTGGCCAAGGTGATCCGGCTGATGCAGGAGGCTACATGATCCCCGGCCCTGCTGCCGACATCCCCGAGTACCTGCTGGCGCTGGAACTGCTGGTTGTGCGGGGGTGCACGGTGCGCTATGACGATGAGTCGAGGCCCGGAGTGATGGGGGCGTACACCGTCCGGTACCCCCGGCAGCAGGGGACCTTACTAATGGGTGCACGAATGTTGTTTCCCGACGCCCGCGGCGCCAAGCAGGCGTTGCAGTTGCTGGAGGAGCTGAACGCTCCGCCGGACACGTACGACGCGATGGCCGCGCGGTACTCCCAGGCACTGGCGACGTCGATGCAGTCGACGGTGACAACCGTGGTTACGCCCACGTTGACCCAGGTGTTCAAGACTGCGTGGCAGGAATACGAGAAGGAAGAGAAATGAACGACACATCAACCTGGGCCACCATCAAATGGTCGCACTCCGGGCTCAAGGACTTCGAGACCTGCGCGCGCAAGTACCACGAGGTCAAGGTACTGAAGAAGTACCCGCGTCAGGAGACCGAGCAAACCCTGTACGGGACGCAACTGCACGAGCAGGCCGAACTCCATGTGCGCGACAAGCGCCCACTGGACGCCAGCTTCACGTTCCTGCAGCCTGTGCTTGACGCGCTGGGGCGTATCCCCGGGCGGCCGTACCCCGAGTACGAAATGGCGCTGACCCTGGACCTGAACGTCTGTGGCTTCCATGATCCGCGCTACTGGGTGCGGGGGATCGCCGACCTGATCATCGTGGACGACGACAACCTGACAGCACACTGCTTCGACTACAAGTCTGGCAGCAACAAGTACCCGGACACCGACCAGCTCACGCTGATGTCGCTGATGATCTTCAAGCACTTCCCCCACGTGCGCCAGGTCAAGTCCGGCCTGCTGTTCGTGTTGAAGAACACCGTTACCAAGCACCGCGTGATGCGGGACCAGGAAGAGAAGTTGTGGTGGCGCTACCGCGAGCGAGTTGGTAGGATCGGTGTGGCGGAGGCCACCGGCGTGTGGAATCCGACGAAGTCCGGACTTTGCAAAAAGTTCTGCCCAGTTACCACGTGCGAGTTCAACGGAGGACATTGACATGCCGAAATCTACACCAGGCAAACTCGCGTATATGCGCGAGTACAACAAGCGCCCTGAGCGCAAGGAAGCGGGGGTCGAGCTGCGCCGGGCGCGCAGGCAGGCCATCCGAGATGGCGAGGTCAAGATTGGCGACGGCAAGGACCTTGCGCACAAGAAGGCGTTCGACAACGGCGGCCGCGCCACCAAGGCCAACATTGATCCGCAGGACGCATCCAAGAACCGCGGCTGGCGCAAGTCATCCGGGTACAAGGTCCCGAACGCGAAGTAATGGCCCCCGACCCGACACCGCTGTCCACGTTCGTCGATCTTTGGATCGTGCGAAACGGACACGACTGGGTGCCGGTAACCGAGGATATGTTGATAGACAAAAACAGCGTGCTGGGCGAGATGACCCGCGTGCTGTCCAAGGCCGACTTGTTGGACTACCACTACATGTCCGACAGGATGGTGTTCGTGGCAAAAATAAAAGAAGGAGTATGAAGATGAAAGCAATCTTTGGGAATCTGTTCGGCGACGGCGTTGCGCGCCCGTCAGGGATCACTGCGACGGAGATCCGGATGCAGATGGAAGAGGCAAAGCAGCGTGAAGTCAACCTGCGCGGAATCGGGTGGACTGATCCGAAAAACATTTACGACTCCGCGCTTAGTCAGCAGAACACGATGACTCCGGCGCAGATGCAGGAGTGGCAGAAAGCACAGCTTGAGATGCAGGCGGCCAAGGCGGCGGAAGAAAAGAAGCGGGCCCGGGACGCGCTAGACCTTCCGCACAACGCGTGCAGCATATCGGTAGCCATTGATCTGTGGGTTGTCCAGTTCGGTGATGGGTGGGTGTACATCGGAGACATCCCTGATACCGCTGCCGCCGGCGAGATCAACTGGCATCAACTAGGCAACCGCTTGGCGGCAATAGGCCGGTTGGAAGCGCGCATCAACCACTGGAGGATCGTGACATGAGTACGAACGCCATTCGACAAGCCGATGGCTCGGTCATCAACGTGCGCGATCTGACACCGGGCGGGTACTATATTGTTGACGGAGATGGACTCCCCACACGGGTCGGAAGCCCCCCCGGGTCGTACCGAATCGCTTCACAGCCTCACCAACGCCTGTACCCCGCACCCGACCTCAACACAATGCCCGAGATGTCCATGACGCTGGAGATGGCGCACGGTATGTGGGCTGCGAAGTGGGGGTGGGACTGGATCCCCGCAACGTCCTTGCAGGATGCGGGCGGACTCAACTGGTACCGCTTGGCAAACCGACTACATCGCGCAATGCTGGCGGAGAACTATCCGGACATGGATGTATACAAACTGGTACCGAAGACATGGAAATAATCGAAAACAAAGCCGTCCGGTTCCGGACGCGCACCCCCGGCAAGTACGCCGTCATCCCCAAGCACATCGTCACGCCGGTCCCAGGCGGCCACGAGGTCACGGTCTACTGGGGCCTCGACGAGATGCGCGTGCTCAAGAACCTGGGTGTCAAGGACGTGCCGTCCCCCATCAAGCGCAGCTACGAGTGGCCAGGTCGGTACAAGCCGATGGACCACCAGAAGACAACCGCAGGCTTCACCACGCTGCATCGACGCGGTTTCATCTTCAACGACCCGGGCACCGCCAAGACGATCAGCGTGCTGTGGGCGATGGACTACCTGATGAAGATCGGGCAAGTCCGCCGCTGCCTGGTGATCTGCCCCATGTCGATCATGCAGTCGGCGTGGATGGGGGACATCAACAACTCCGTGATTCACCGCAGTGCAATCGTGGCGCACCACGACAAGGCCGCGCGGCGCATCGAGATGATCCAGGGCGACTACGAGATCGTCATCATCAACTACGACGGTGTGCACCTGGTGGCTGACGAGATCAACGCCAATGGCAAGTTCGACATGATCATCGTGGACGAGGCCAACTGCTACGGGCTGCCCACCACGCGCCGGTGGAAAGCGCTGGCCAAGATCATTCGCCCGGACACGTTTCTGTGGATGATGACCGGCACCCCCGCCGCGCAGTCACCGCTCAACGCGTTCGGCATGGCCAAGCTGGTGAACCCGACTGCGGTGCCCAACTACATCACCGCATGGCGCGACAAGGTGATGCTGAAAATCTCCACGTTCAAGTGGATCCCCAAGCCCGATGCCAAGGACACGGTGTTCAAGGTGCTGCAGCCGGCAATACGTTTCACCAAGGCGCAATGCCTGGACCTGCCGCCCGTACTCAAGACCACGCGCGAGGTCGACATGACCCCCCAGCAGTGGAAATACTACAGGCTGATCAAGGACAACATGCTGGCGCACGCAGCCGGCGAGGTCATCAGCGCGGTGAACAAGGCAGCAATAGTCAACAAGCTCCTGCAGATCAGCTGCGGCGCCGTGTACACGGAGGACAAGGAGGTGGTGGAGTTCGACGCCACCCCGCGCATGAACCTGTTGCTGGAGATCCTGCAGGAGACCGAGCGCAAGGTCATCATCTTCGCGCTGTTCCGCTCCAGCATCGACATCATCGTGCAGTTCCTGGAGAAGAACGGACACACGGTCGGCGTCATCCACGGAGATGTATCTGCCACGCGGCGGGGGGATATTATCAACCGCTTTCAGCACACGCCCGACCCGCGCGTTCTGGTGATGCAGCCCCAGGCGACGGCTCACGGGATCACGTTGACGGCCGCCGACACAGTGGTATTCTTCGGACCTCTCATGTCGGTCGAGCAGTATTTGCAATGCATTGCCAGAGCTGATCGAAAAGGGCAAAATAGTGATAAAGTAACCGTCGTGCACATCCAAAGCAGTCCGATCGAAAAGAAGATGTTTTTGGCTATGGACGGACGTGCGACCGATCATTCTCTTTTGACCCAAATGTTTGATGCCGAAATGGAGGTACCGTGATCCCTTTCTCCGCACAGGAACTGCACGCGTTTCTTCGCTACGACCGAAAAACCGGGGCGTTGTACTGGCGCGTGCAGCCTGCGCGATGTGTGGCCAAGGGATCGCCTGCAGGCCACCTGCACCCGAGCGGATACGTTATGGTGCAGATACAGGGCAAGATTCACGGAGCACACCGACTCGTGTGGAAGATGCACTACGGAGAAGATCCCGACACAATCGACCACAAAGACGGTGTGCGACACAACAACAAGATTGCCAACCTACGCAGCGTCACGCGCACCAAGAATCTGCAGTTGCACCGCAAAACAAGGCGGGATAGCTCGACTGGCTTACTCGGTGTCAGCTACCGCAGAGACTGCGGTAAGTACCAGGCGCGGCTGCAGGTTGACGGTGTTTCTCGGAGTCTTGGTACATACGCGACACCCGAAGCGGCGCACGCTGCGTATGTCGCAGCAAAAATGGAGGTCTGAAAATATTTTTGTACAGTTCTTGACAACACCGGAATCCGGTGTACGATACCCCACATAACACAAGGAGTGAACGATGAGCGAAGCAGCAACCGATAACGCGCTGACCTTGGACCGCCTGGCAAAGGTGTACCTCAAGATGCGCAGCCGCCTGGGTGACATCACCAAGGCATACGAGTCCGAAGCCGAAGACCTCAAGGCGAAGCAGCACGAGGTGGCGCTGGCAATGAAGGACATCATGCAGGCGACGGGCCAGAAGTCGGCGAAAACCGACCACGGCACGATCATCCTGTCAACCAAGACGCGGTATGTGGCGCAGGATTGGGACGCGATGAAGCGTTTCATCATCGACCACGACGCCGTCGATCTGCTGGAGAAGCGCATCGCACAGAAAGCGATGAGCGAGTTTCTGACCGACAACCCGGGCGTCGTCCCCCCGGGCCTCAACACCATGACCGAGGTGGACGTCTCGGTACGCAAGTCAACCTGATCCCAAGGAGTTATCCACATGAATGCAGTTACCGTTTTCAACCCCGGCGCCGTGCGCCCGGCCTACGCCAAGCAAGGCGAGCTGTCTGCTGTCGCCAAGGCGCTGGCCGGCGGCGGCGCTTCTGGCAAACGTCTATCCATCAAGGGTTGCGTGTTCCGCCTGATGGTGGACGGCAAGGAGGTCACCTCGATCGAGGACCGCTACCTGGACGTGGTCATCGTCAACGCCGCGCCCAAGGTGCACCGCACGTTCTACGCCGGCACCTACGTCGAAGGCAACACCTCTCCGCCAACCTGCTGGTCGGCCGACGGCAACGCGCCGGACCCGACGGTGAAGAACAAGCAAGCCGCGACCTGCGCCGCCTGCCCCCAGAACGTGGCCGGCTCCGGCCAGGGTGACTCCCGCGCCTGCCGTTTCGGGCAGCAGGTCGCCATCGTGCTGGCCAATGACATCGAGGGTGATGTCATGCAGCTGTCCCTCCCCGCCGCGTCGATCTTCGGCAAGGCCGAAGGCGAGAACCGTCCGCTGCAGGACTATGTCCGGTACATGTTGGCACAGGGCATCGACGTGACGCAGCTCGTCACCCGCCTGAAGTTCGACACGGCTGTTGCCACGCCCAAGCTGTTCTTCAGGCCCATGCGCTGGCTGGAGCAGGACGAGTTCGAAATCTGCCAGAAGCAAGGCACCTCGCCCGACGCGATCAAGGCCGTCACCATGACCGTGTCCCAGATGGACGGCGTGCAGCCCGCACCGGCTGCCGCAGCTCCCGCTGCCTTCACTGCACCGGCCGCGACCAAGCCCGCACCGGCGCCCGCGCCCGTGGTTGACGAAGAACCGCCCGCACCACCCCCGAAGGCGCGCAAGCCCCGCGCAGCCGCTGCACCGGCACCCCTGCCGCCCGAGCCGGAACCGGAACCGACCGTGCGCCAGGCCGCTCCTGCAGCCACCGCGCGTGTGCCGGCCACCAGCACGCTGATGGACACGCTCAACGCCTGGGACGACGAGTAAACCCTATGCCGTACTTCCAAAAAACGAAGGACGGCGTACGGGCGCGCAAAGCCGCCAACGCACCTCTCGGGGTGCGGCTGGCCAAGCTGGCTGTCAAGTCCGACTTCTCGGTCATTGAGATCGCGAAGAAGACTGGCGCATCCCGTACCACCGTCTACAGCTGGTTCTCTGGCAAGGGCGTCACCAACGCGTACAAGGCCGCAGTAACCAACCTCATTGCAGAGCTGAAACAACGCTGATCGGGAGCCCCGCATGGAACCGCTCGTGTTTCTATCGGCGGTACTTCCGTCCACTGGCAAGTTGTGTGTCGCCGTCATCGACGACACATCCAAGCAGCAGATATTCGTGGACAATCACGAGGAGCTGCAACGCGCGTCCGAACTGCAAGACATGGTCGGGCGCACCACATACATGGCTCTGGCGTCCTTCGACAATGCCAAGAGCCGCAAGGCGGAGCATGCGCTGTT